AAGAACTGCACACCATGCTTATGCAGACAGTGTTAATAAAGTATTCAAGATTAATGGTCAAGAATACACAGAAGATTATAATACATATCGTAAAACTTGCGAAAAAGTATTGCCGACTCTTGATGATCAATACAATCGTGAATTTCAATCTTTTGTAGATGCATACAAAATACTCGATGAAGTATATAATGTTGTTTCAAGAAACAATGGAAATAAGTTAGCAAAAGCAAAAATTTCCGAAGGTCTTGAAGATCTTAAGCTTGTTATTTCTGGTGATAGTGAATTAAATTATAATGTTTTAGAAGCTGGTAATAATTTAATTAAGTCTTTAACAGAAGCTTCAAATATTGCAATGTCAAGCAATACTATTGGTAATTATGACAAGCCACACAATTCTTTAAATGGCGATCATCCTGTTCTTGCTAAGAAAGCTAAAATTGAAGCTTTCCCAAGCAAGTACAATGGTGATTACAAAGGCGTTGTAACTTCTGATGGTAGTAAAATTGGCGTAGATAATTCTGCAAAATCTGCATATACTTCTACTGGCAAAGATATTTTCCCTGCTTTGAATAATCCTTATGTTCTTAAGGATGTTATTCCTCAAGTAAATGATAAAGATACAAACACTACTGAAGGTGATAGTTTAGCTACTAATCAAGGAAATGATACTTGGCCAAACTTAAGCAATCCTTATATTCCCAAAAATGGAATGACTTTAGATCAAAGCTTTATGCACTTACACAATAGTGACAAATAAACAATTATTAAGGAGATAATATGAGTATGTTATTAATAGATTCTTGCCTTAATAATGGAGTTAACCTCACACTTAATGAGGGAAGTAACGGAGTTGTAAAATTTCGTGGTAAATTCCAAGCTTGTAATGAAGCTAATAAAAATGGCAGGTTGTATCCTGAAAATGTTTTAAAGAACAATGTAGATTCTTTAAATGAAATTATAAAAGCTAGAGGATTAGTTGGAGAATTAGATCATCCAACCGATTCTATTATTCACTTCGAACACGCATCTCACTTAATTACTAAATTATGGTGGGAAGGGAATGCTTTAATGGGTGAAGGAGAAATCCTTAATACACCTTATGGTAGAACTCTTAGAGCACTTATCAACGATGGTGTAAGAGTAGGCATCAGCAGCCGTGGCGTTGGAAATGGAAAAAATAATGAAAGTGGTGTTTTAGTTATTAGCGAAGGCTATAAACTTATCACTTTTGATATTGTTGCAGATCCAAGTACCAATGGTGCTTTTCAAGAAAAAATCGTTGCAACAAAGGAAGGCTTTCAAAACTTTCCTGAAAATAATTCTATTATTTCTCAAAAAAATAATGATACAAGCATAAATAATAAAGTAAATAAAAACGCTTTAATTGCTTGCATTGGCGGAATTATTAAATCACATACTTCCAGCTTAAAAGAGAGAGGTTAGGATAATGGATAAAATTACTGAATCATTGAAAAATTTGATCCCACAAGATCAATTAGTTGAAGTTGCCTCGGCTGTTAAGGAAATGCTATCCTCAGCCAAGGAAGAAATAGAAAAAGAATATAACTCTAATTTAGAGGAAGCTTATCAACAGCTTACCACTGATTTAGAAAAAGCAGAACAAACTGCTTACACTGGTTATCAAGAAGCTTATGAAATTATCACTGACCTTCGCAATCGCTTAGAGTCTCAAAAAGATGAATTCGATAAATCTCTTGAAGAAGGTTATGAAGAAGCATATCAAATGCTTCTTAATGAACGCAGCAAAAATAAAGATATCGAAACTTCTTTGTATGAAGAATACGATTCTAAATTAGCAGAAATGAAAGAATATATTGTTGAAAAGGTAGATCAATTCCTTCAACAAAAAGGTTCTGAAATTTATGAACAAGCAAAGACGGATATTCTTAGCGACCCTTCTTTAGTTGAACATAAAGTTGTTCTTAATAAAATCGTTGATCTTACTTCTGATTATATCAAAAATGAAGATGTATCTTTTGTTACAACTAACAAAATTAATGAATCCAATAAAAATGTTGAAGAACTTCGTGGTCAACTTAGAATCTTAGAAGCTCGCAGCATTAGACTTTCTACTGAAAATACCAAGCTTAACGAAACTGTTAAAAAGTTTAACAGCATGGTAAATGAATCTAGAAATAACCATACATTAGAATCTAAAACTTCTAAAGTTAAAAAAGCTCAGATTGTATCTGAGCAGAATGAAAGAGTTGAAAAAGTAAAGAATGCATCGGGGAGAGGACATATCAACACCGATAATGTTCAGGTTATTGCGGAATATAACTCTGGAAACGGTGTAAACAACGAATTATTAGTTCTTTCTGGTGTGAAGAAAAGCAACTAAATTTTAAACGAAAGGTTTTTTTACAATGAACGCAAATGCAAAATTTTTAACTGAGAGTAAAGAGCTTGTTTCTCGTTGGGGTACTACTGGCATCCTTGATGGCATTACTGATCCTAATACTCGCTCTTCTACAGCAGTTCTCTTAGAAAATCAAAGACTTATTAACGAAATTTCAACTGACACTTCAGATGTTGCTCAGTTCAAACGAATCAGTATTCCTTTAGTACGCAGGATTTATCCTCAACTAATTGCTAATAAGATTGTTTCAGTACAGCCTCTTTTAGGGCCTACTGGTCTTGTGTATTATCTCCGTTTTCGTTATTCATCCAATAAAGGTGCAATTCGTGGTGCATCTAATAATGGTGGATTTCCAGGCGATGATGCAAATAGCTTGCAACAATTAGCTGATGGTACTTCAAATCTTGATGTTTACTACAGTAGCCAATTTGTTCAAAACGAATCTCACAGCGATGCTGGTGCAACTACTAGCTTAACTTTCGTAGCTGAACATACTCCAATCTTAGCTGGAACCTTCACTGGAACTGTTTATGATGGTGGTGTTGCTATCCAGACTTTCAATTTTAGTGCTTCTAATAGCTTTAGTGCAACTGATATTGGTACTCCTACTGATAAGGTTATTAGCGGTAGCGTTGATAACACTACTGGCTTAATTTCCTTAACTACGAATAACCCATTGGGTGCTTCTAGTGTTGTTATCAACTACCAGTACAACATGGAATGCAATCAAGATCTTCCAGAAATCAATCTTGTAATTGAAAGTGAAGAAATCGTTGCAAAAACTCGTAAATTGAAAGCAGTATGGTCTTATGAAGCTCAACAAGATCTTCGTAGCCAACATAATCTTGACGCTGAAGCTGAATTGACCGCTGTTCTTGCTCAAGAAATCAATCTTGAAATTGATCGTGAAATTCTTCAAGATCTTCGCTTGAATGCTGGAACTGTAGCAGCTTGGGATTACAGCACTGCTTTAGGTGACACAGTTAAAGAAAAATACGAATCCCTCTATGTTAAAGTAGTTGAGGTTTCCAATGTTATTCATCGTAAGACTTTGCGTGGTGGTGCAAATTGGTTGGTAACTTCCCCTGAAGTTGCTTCAATCTTTGAAACCGCAACTGCTGGTTTTGCACCTGCACCAAGTGAAACTTTCACCTCTTCTTTAGGTGTACAGTATGTTGGTACTATCAACAATCGTTGGAGAATATACAAAGATCCATTATTCCAATCTAATCAGATTTTAATGGGTTATAAGGGCGACAGTTACATGGACAGTGGATATTTCTATTGCCCATATGTTCCACTCACCCAGACTCCTACTGTTCTTGATCCTGAAAGCTTCTGCCCAAGGCGTGGTATTCTTACCCGTTATGGCAAGAAACTATTGCGTGAAGGTTCGAAGTTTTATGCTCGCCTTTCTATTGCAAACTTTATAATTTAATTTAAATCCTTATAATATAAGGACTTATAAATAAAACCCTTGATCTAAAAACCAAGGGTTTTTCATTTTTTAACAGACAGCATTTTTAAAGTAATAAATAATTTTTACTTGACATATAAGATAATTATTAATAATATAATGAAAGTATAATATAATGAAAATTATGATACATATTCAGAGAACATAATGT